GAAAGAGACCATTCATTTGCCGACTTTAAAAATGGTAAATATCGTGTTTTAATCTCATCAGATATCACTGCTAGAGGAATAGATATCCAACAAGTCAGTGTTGTTATTAATTTTGATATTACCAATTGTGTACACAAATATCTTCATAGAATAGGTCGTAGTGGTAGATGGGGTCGTAAAGGTGTCGGAATTAATTTGGTTACCCGTAGAGATGTGCCTAAAATTAAAGATATAGAGGCTTATTATTCGTGTCAAATTAATGAAATGCCCGAGAATTTCAACATTAATCAAAGTTAAACGTGTATGTATAATTTTGTATTCGTAGTATAATTTTTAAAAATATCTATTTTTCATATACAACAAATGTCAAAAATAGATATAATTGATGAGTATTTTAAAACACCCATATTTTACAACAAACATAAAATACCATTAAAGACCAATGTTATTTCCGATTTAGAACTTGTTGACACAGTTGACCCATCCGGTATAAATATATACACTTTCGCATTTAATTCAAATAACTGTTTTTCTAAAAAAATGATTAACCAAATGTCGCAATATTATACAACAGATATATCGTTCTTGAAAGATACCCAAGTTTTTTTAAAAAAATATAAGTCTGTAAATAACATCTCATATGATTACGATAAAATTATGGATTTATGGAACGAAATTAAAAACGATACCGGATTTAAAGAAAAATATAATTACATGGATTTACCGATGCTAGAGTTTTTAAATAATTCAGAGGTCTTTCTACGAATAATGAGTATATATAATATTACTTCGCCGGTGTTAGCATTATTAACTCCATTAATCATAACAATACTTCCGTTTTTTATTATAAAATTAAAAGGTATGCGTTTACAATTTAAAGAATATGTCGACATTTTAAAAACTATACTAGCGAATCAACCTATCGGGAAATTATTCACACAATTTAATACTGTTAAAATCGAACAAAAAATATACATTTTAATTTCTGTTGCGTTTTATCTACTATCCATTTATCAAAATATTGCTTATTGTATTAAATTTAATAAAAATATGAAACTCATCCACAAAACGTTATTTCACATTTCCGAATATATCGAACACACCCAATTAAATATGAATAATTTCTTGGAGTATTCAACCGAATTAACTAGTTATAACGAATTTAATAGTATAGTTGTTGACAATTTATCCATACTTAATGAGTTTAAAGAGAAATTAAATAAATTAACGAAGTATGAGTTCTCACTTTCCAAAGTATTCGAACTTGGTTTTATTTTAAAATCGTTTTACGAATTATATAACGATAAAAAATACAACGATGCGTTTTTATACTCGTTTGGATTTAATGGGTATCTATCTAACTTACACGGATTACTTGAAAACATTAACTTAGGTAAAATCAATTTTACTAAATTTATAAACAAAAAACGGTCCAACCACATTAAAAATAATTATTACGCACCATTAATGAATGAAACGCCAGTAAAAAATGATATTCAGTTTTCAAAAAATATGATTATCACCGGTCCAAACGCATCTGGTAAAACAACCGTTCTTAAATCAACCCTGATAAATATTATTTTATCACAACAGTTTGGGTGTGGGTTCTACGATTCCGCAACTATATACCCATATAAATATATTCACTGCTATTTAAATATTCCGGATACATCTGGTCGAGATAGTTTATTCCAAGCAGAATCAAGAAGATGTAAAGAAATCTTGGATATTATCCAAGAATTTAAAGACGACACACACATTTGTATTTTCGACGAGTTGTTTTCCGGAACAAATCACACAGAAGCAGTAATCAGCGCTACCGCATTTATGAAGTATTTAGTTAAATTCAAATCTGTTTCTTGTTTACTCACAACACATTTTATTAAGGTATGTAAAAAATTAAACAAAAATAAAAATATTGTCAATTTTAATATGCATACATTAAAGACAAATACGAACAAAAACATACATACTTATTTATTAAAAGAAGGCATTTCAGAAGTTAAAGGAGGACTTCAAGTATTACACGACTTAAATTTTCCAACAGAAATCTTGGAAAATATATAACATTCGTTAAGTTATTGATAAAAATATATATTTGTTTTTATAATAATGTCTATTAAAGATTATTTATTTACGACAACTTCGGCATTTATACTGCTTATTGTATTTATATTATTTATTAGCGGATTCATCATATATTATATCCAAACCAGACTAAAAGAACAAAATCATAAACTAGATTCTATGTTTAGTTTAGTATCAACTATGGCACAACAATTAAATACGATTAACCACATTCCAGGTGATTCTTGTTTAAAATCGGACCCGTTAATTTGTGTTTCAGACGACGAATTATCCTATGCCGATGATAACGCAGATAATAATTCGGAATCTTCTTCTTCTTCTTCTGGTTCAGAATCCGATTACGAATCAGATACAGATGACGACAACGACGATGATGTTGTGAAAGAGGGAGGCAACTCATTTAATAAAATAATAACTATACCAGAATTTGAACAACTTTATGATAATGTAGACGTATCGTGTGATATTGATGACGACTCAGATACAAGTTCTGAGAATGATAACCCCGAGGTCACCGATATCAACGAGATAGACGCAAACCCTGCTTGGGATAATTTACCCGAAACTAATGACGAAAACATTAAACACGTAATAATTGACGATATCCCATCCAGTTCTAATTTAGAAGAAGATACTCGAAGTATTGATTATAAAAAAATGACAATTACAAAATTAAAAAGTATTGTCCAAGAAAAAGGTCTTATTAACGATTCATCCAAATTAAAAAAAAACGAATTATTAAAACTACTTAGTCAATAATAATAATATTTTTTATCTTATCATACTATAAATGTCTTGGGGTGTATGCTATTCAGGTTCAAATAATATTCATTTTAATTTCCCACCAATAATGAGCGACGGGCGAAATTTCGCAAGTTGGCAACCCGAAGCAGTGATTAACAAACAAATCCAACAACAAGAAAATATAACTTCCAATTGGTCTTACAGACAATATTTACAAAATAATGGACTACAAATTATGAAATATAATTCTGAAGAAGCGTGCTATGATTTAGGATTAAATCCTCACGAAAACACGAATAATACTCCATCTAGTAACGTCCCTCATTTATATAAATCCACATTCGATTCTACTTCTCCAGGTTACGGATACTGTAAAAGCGATTTAAAATCTCCGTATCTTAGCAGACAACAATTAAATGCCAGATTAATATCTCCGGCAATTTCACCAAATATAAATTAAATAAACCATATAATAATAACCTAGAATAGTTTATTATTATGAATATAATTAGCATTGATGTCGGCATAAAAAATCTAGCATTTTGTCTTTTACATTTAGAACGGAATGAACCTACCGAAAATTTTAAAATAATTAAATGGGATATTGTTAATGTTGGCGAAGAAGAAACACTTAATTGTCAACACTGTATCAAACCTGCCAAATTTAAAAAACACGATACTTGTTTTTGTTTAAAACATTCTAAGAGTAGTTCATACAAAACCCCACCTGCCGAATTAAAAATACCGTATATTAATAAACAAAAGGTAAATAAATTATTCGAAATTGCCGATAAATACAGCATCAATTACACAAAACCCATTAAAAAAATAGATTTAGTAACTCTATTACATTCGTATATTAACAACACATATTTAGAACCAATCGTAAGCATCGACGCTTCTAAAATAAATTTAATTACCATAGGCAGGAATATTTACACCAAGATGGACACTATTTTTTATTCGGATGATACCATCGGTCCAATATCTCACGTTATTATTGAAAATCAAATAAGTCCAATCGCAAATCGAATGAAAACCATTCAGGGAATGATTGCCCAATACTTTATTATGAAAAATGTCAAAACTATTGAGTTTATATCCGCCTCTAATAAATTAAAATCTAGCACCACAGTGAATGATTCCGACGAGGAGGTCGACATTTCAACATATAAGAATCGAAAAAAAACCGGTATTATTAATTGTTTAGAGTTATTAAACAAAACAAATTCAAATATGATGAAACATTTCGAGTCACATAAAAAAAAGGATGATTTAGCAGATTCTTTATTACAAGGTGTTTGGTATATTACCAATAAATTATAAGTAAATTCAATAATATATATTGTTATTCGTTTTATTTAAAAATAAACGTTCTATTTATTTAATAATAATGAATAATGATATTATTGAAATTTCAGATTTGGATTGGGATATTAAACCATCATCCAATCGAGGAAGTGAATTAAGGTCGTCTAATTTTGGGTCTGGAATTGAACTTTTAATGAATGATAAGGTAAAGGAAAACACACGGGTATCCAGTGATATAGATATAGAAGATTTGAATAATTTAGAAAACGAATTAAATGATTTATCCAGTGATTTATTAGATGTAAACCATTCCGACAAACACTCTGTTCATTTTAACGAACCACCTTCAATCGGACAATCAACTGCCGAAACGAGCACCAGCAACTCAAAAACATGGGACGGATACGGGAAATTTAATAATATTCCTTTAAATCCAGATAAACACGTTTCCCAAACACCACAAATACCAAAAGAAGAATTATTGAAAGAAAAATTTAAATATCTGAGGAAACTAGAAGCTTTAGAAAAAAAAGGAGTTGAATTGTCCAGAAAATATAATATGGATTCACCCCTTGCTGAAATGCAAGGCGAATACGACACCATTATGGAAGAAAAAACCAAATCAAATTCTTTGAAATTCCAGGGAAATATGCTTATGGCTATAGTAAACGGAATCGAATTTTTAAATAATAGATTTGACCCGTTTGATATTAAACTTGATGGATGGGGAGAACAAATTAATGAAAACGTTTCCGATTATGATGAAATATTCGGAGAATTATACGATAAATATAAATCACGAGCAACCATGGCACCAGAATTAAAACTCATGTTTCAACTTGGCGGTAGTGCTATGATGGTTCATATGACAAACACGATGTTTAAAAGCGCGATGCCTGGTATGGACGATATATTGAGACAAAATCCCGATTTAATGAAACAATTCCAATCGGCAGCAGTTAACTCTATGAGTCAATCCAATCC